AGAAGGGCGATCCGACCGTTTTCTACATCTAGCGAGACTTCCAAGCGCACGGCGCACGGAAGGCCCAGACGGCGAAACACCGGAGACACGGTGCCGGTCTGGGCCACCATTTTGGGAGCACCCACACATGAGCAAGACCCTGCAGTCGCGGCCCCGACACGGGCTCGTGACCAGCTCGGCCATGGGCCGTGGCAACTACCTGACGCGCATCGCCACTGCGACCAAGCCGAAGAAAACCGCCAGCGTGAAATCAGCGCGACGGCGCGACAGCGATCGCCGCACGCCCAGCAAATAGCGGAGGATCCTCATGACGCTACATCGGCCCTTACAGAGGGCGACGCCGAAGGTCGGCGTGCCGCAGCTTCGTGTGGCCTACATCGAACGCGAGCCCGGCCTGAGCGACGGCCCGCGCCGCGTGCGCTACGTCGCTAGCGACGAAAGCGTCGATCGCTACGGCGACATCATCCGCGCCAGCGGCTGGCAGCTCGACAACTTCCGCAAAAATCCTGTCCTGCTCGCCCAGCACAACACCAACACCTTGCCGATCGGCAAAGTCGACCCGGTCGGCATCGAAGGCACGCGGCTGATCGCGCACGCCGAATTCGCGCCGGAAGGCACGTCGACGCTGGCCGATGCGGTGTGGGCGCTGGTCGACAAGGGCTACATGAACGCCGCGTCGGTCGGCTTCATGCCGCTGGCCGATCCCAATCCGATTCGCGGCGAACCCGACCCCAAAACCGGCTACCAGCCGATCACTGGCTGGGAATTCATCGCACAGGAACTGCTCGAGCTGAGCGTCGTCTCGGTGCCCGCCAATCCGAACGCGCTGCAGCTCGCCAAAAGCTTCCCGCTCAAGCCGGAAGAACTGCGCTGCCTTTTCGACTCAGCTCCTGCCGCTGAGATCGAGGCCGCGCATCGCCATCACATGATCACTCTAGCCCGCCTCGGCAGGCACAGGGCGGCCCCAACCGTGTGAAGTCGGGGAGGACAGCATGTCCATCCGCAAGCAAATCGAGGCGCTGACAAAAAAGCGCAACGCACACCTCGACGCCATGTCGGCGCTGAGCGACACCGCCGCCGCCGAGACGCGGCTGTTCACCGAAGATGAACAGAAGGCATTCGACAAGGACCAAGGCGAAGTGCGCGACATCGACGCGCAGCTAGAGCGGCTGATCGAAGCCGAACGGCAGCTCGCCGGTCGCGCGCAGCCTGCGCCGTCGCCTGTCCCGGCACCGACGCCCGGTGTCGAGGTGCGCGCCTACAAGCCGTTCAAGGGCCAGGGCTTCGTGCGCCTTGCTCTGGCGGTGGCGCGGACCAAGGGCAACTACCAGATGGCGGCGGAATTTTCCGCGCGCTGGAAGGATCAGACGCCGGAAGTGTTCGAGGTGCTGTCGCAAATCGCCCGCTCGGGCTCGCTGCCGGGCGAAGTCTATCGCGCCGCCGTGGCGACGGGCACGACCACCGATCCGGCATGGGCGGGCCCGCTCGTCTATGCGCAGAATCTCGCCAGTGAGTTCATCGACATCCTGCGGCCCGCCACCATCATCGGCAAGCTGCCGTTGCGGCCGGTGCCGTTCAACGTCTCGATCCCGCGCCAGACCGGCGCGGCGTCGGTCGGCTGGGTCGGGCAAGGTCTGAGCAAGCCAGCCTCTGCGCTGGCATTCGATCGCCTGCCGATCCCGTTCACCAAGGTTGCGGTGATCGTGGTCATCACCGACGAGCTGGCGCGCTTCTCGGATCCGAGCGCCGAAATGCTGGTGCGCGATGATCTCGTGGCGTCGATCGCCACCTACCTCGACGGCCAGTTCACCAATCCCGCCGTCGCGGCGGTGGCGAACGTCAACCCGGCCTCGATCACCAACGGCGTCACGCCGATCGCGGCCGCCACGGGCGGCGTGTCCGACATCAACGCCGCCTTGACGGCGGCGATTCAGCAGCTCGTCAACGCGAACATGCCGTTCACCTCGGCCTACTGGCTGATGAACAGCGGCACGCGCGTCGCGCTGCAGAATCAGCGCGTGCCGACCTACCTCAACTACGCCTTCCCCGAAATGATGGCGGGCCAGTTGAAGGGCTACCCGATCGTTGACAGCAACACGATCGCGGCCGGGACGATCATCCTCGTCGATTGCAGCCAAGTGCTGCATGCCGCCGATCCGGTGGTCGACATCGAAGCGAGCCAAGAGGCTTCGCTGCAGATGGACAGCGCGCCGGCCACGCCGCCGGCGCCGCTGATCTCGCTGTGGCAACAGAACATGCTCGGCATCAAGGCCGAGCAGTATCAGTACTGGATCAAGCGTCACACCGGCTGCGTCGCCGTCGTCACGGGCGTCGTGCCGCTGTCGATGGCGGAAATGGCCGAAGCCGCGCCGCCGCCGACGCGCAACAACCGCGAGCGCGTGCCAGCCTAAATCGGAGAAGCGTGGCGGCTGGGGGTTTTTTAGCCAAGCGCCGCCACGTTCGACTGCCGGGGCGCGAAGTGGATAGCGCGTCCCGGCGACTTTTTCCGGAGGTCGCCGATGGCAGGCATCGAACTGCTCGGCACCTTCAAAGTGCTGATACGCGAGATCAGCACGCCAGCCCAAGCGGGCGCGATCATCCGCGCGACCTACGGCGCCTTCACCGCCACAGCGAAAGGAAATCACATGGCCTACACAATGCCGGTCGATGCCAAAGTCGCGATGCGCGTCGACTACGTCGATGCCCATGACAACCCGGCCCGCGTCGACGGCGCGGTCACGTGGACCTCCAGCGATCCGACCGTCGTGAGCGTCGTCGCCGATTCGAAGGACACGCAGAATGCGCTGATCACGGCCGCCGGGAAACTCGGAGCGGCACAAATCACGGCCGAGGCCGATGCTGATCTCGGCGACGGCGTGCGCGAGCTGCTGACGTTGCTCGACATCACCGTCGTTGCGGGCGAAGCCGTCGCGGGCGTCATCGCGCCGGTTCAAGTCCAGCCGGCGAAGAAGTAGCCGCCATGGCCATGCTGCCCGAGCTCGCGCGCCGCGCGCTGGCGGCGCTGTTCCGGGGCGTGCCTGCCGAAGGCGCGGGCGCGGTCTATTGGCCGCGCTGGGGCTACGGCGATCGCGGCCCGCCCGGCTCGTGGCAGATGAATTTGAATCCGGGGGCGTTCCCGTCGACCGAGCTGGTGGCGTTCTCGGCGGTCTATGCCTGCACTTCGATCATCAGCGGCGACATCGCCAAGTTGCCGATGCAGGTGTTCAAGGTCGACCTCGACAGCGGCGCGCGCGAAATCCAGCGCCGCGACTACTACGCGCAGCTTATGCGCGAGCCGAACGACTATCAGACCGGCGCTGACTTCATGCAGTTGTTCATGCTGTCGGCGCTGTTGCAGGGCAACGCCTACGCCTACACGCCGCGCAATGCCCGCAACGAAATCACGGCGATGCATATCCTCGACCCGCGATCGACGCGCCCCTATATCGAGCCGCTGACCGGCGAAATCTTCTACCGCTGCGGCGAGAACTTGCTGGCAGGCATCATCCCCGGAACGATGCTGCCCGAGCGCAGCATCATCCATCATCGCCTCGCGCTGTTGCCACACTACCCGCTGATCGGCGTGACGCCGATCTATGCAGCGGCGGCGTCGAGCGCCACCGGCCTGCACATTCTGCGCAACAGCCAAGCCTTCTTCGGCAATTCGAGCCGCCCGGCCGGCGTGCTGACCGCACCGGGCAAGGTGTCGAAGGACACCGCTGATCGCCTAAAAGAGGATTGGGACAACAACTACACAGGCGCGCGCTACGGCAAAACGGCGGTGCTGCCCGATGGCATGAAATGGGAGCCGCTGACGATCACGGCGCAGGATGCGCAACTGATCGATCAACTGCGCTGGACCGTCGAAGATGTCGGGCGCGTGTTCCGTGTGCCGACCTTCATGCTCGGCGAAATGGTCAAGATGACCTACCGCAACGCCGAGCAAGCCGCGCGCGCCTATCTGTCGGGCTGCCTGTCGACGCACATCGAAGCACTGGAGCAACGATTCAAGCGGGCCTTCGAATTCGGTCCCGAGTGGGACCTGAAATTCGACCTGTCGCAACTGCTGCGCGCCGAGATCGACGTGCGCTACGACGCCT